ACGGTTCCAGCAACACCTAATTGCCTACTATATAGCGGTCCTTCCAGAGCGTATATATTATTTATGAGGTTGAGTTTTGGTTTAGCAATCTTAAATAAGAACTCAGATATAGGTGGAACTGTAGGTAGTTCCTCATCATTCTTTAAGTAATGTTCAGTAAGAGTATGCATGTCAGTACCACGGGTTGTAGCCGCTTTTGTGATACGATCTGCTTCTTCATTACCAACCTTCTTTCGCCAATTAACAAAGATCTCTTTATTAAAATGACTAGTTACTGAAGTAATAGAAACCATCTTAATAAGTTCTTCTTCATCAGGTACTTTATAGTACCTGACACCATCAACATGCTCTCTTTCAAGAGGTTGGAGATCTAAATCAACGTGCTTAAAGTTCATGCCAAACGACTGAGTTCCTTTCATAATATTCTTGGTTGGGTTCTTCAATATAATAATAAAGTGCCAAAGAGTATCTTTCAATTCCCTCTGGTGTTTTCAAAGGAACAGGATGTCCATGAACTGACTTATCAGACAAGGTAAAGATAACTGCTCTATTAAAGATAGGATATATCTTATCAGAAAGTTTCTTATTATCCAAATCCCACAACTCTAATGCACCTTCCCATTCCTTCTCCCATTGAGGATTCAGATAAAGAAGCAGATTAAGAACTCTAAAATACTTTGTTTCTGAGTGGATATTAAAGTCAACATGTAATGATAACTTACCACCTGTTCTAATCTTATGTGCTCCACCACCTGAGAAACCAGGATCTCCCATTAGTCCTTGTATTCCAGTTAAATCTTCAAGATATGATAGGAATAATTTAGAATTAAAATACTGAATAGTATTATAGACAGTAGGTGTAACGTATTGAAGTTGTTTTGTGCTATCAGCATCCCAAGGAGTGAACCATTTACTCACTTGATGTGGAGCCATATATGCATTGGAAGTGTCTTCAGTAACCCAATAATCTGTAGTCTTTAATTCTTTAAAGCACTGCATTGCTACAGTGCTATCAATAAAATTATCCAAGACTATATGAGGGAAAGGTTTAGACTTTGAATAATTAAAGTTTAATTTTTTCCCTAGTTCATAATCACTAAAAATCTGCATATTATAAACCTGAGTCTAACTTAGCAATGATATATTCTTTGACAAGTCCTGAACGAACTATGTCATCTATACCAAACTCTATTATATCAAAGGATGGCATTTTACGCAAGATGTTCATGAAGTCTACGATACCATTTCTATCGTTTGTTTTCTGCAAATCTGTCTGACTAGCATCACCACAGAACATTATCTTACTATTCTCTCCAACTCTTGTCATTATACTATCAAGTTCATGGAAGTTTAAGTTCTGAAACTCATCAACAAGAATGATAGAATGATCGAGAGTAGTACCTCTTAAGAATGAAGTACTCCAAAACTTAATTGTATCTTGTGACTTAAGATTTCCATATAACATTTCAAAATCTGCATCAGATGGCATCTGAAACATATACTTAACCATATGCTTATATGGTACTTGATATATGTCAGACTTATCTTCATAATCGCCAGGAAGAAATCCTATTTCTCTAGTAGCAACTAATGAACGAACAATATAGATTCTCTCATAAGGTGTATGATCATCTAATACATCCTTAAGTGCATTATATAAGGTAACAAAAGTTTTACCTGTACCAGCAGCACCATATGCAATGAGATGTTTATTTGCTTTATAAGATTCAAATAAACTTCTCTGATTGTCAGTTATTGGTTCTATATCAAGAAGATAACCTGCACTCAGAGGTTTCTTCCTCTTCATTTGTTTAGTCGTCAATCCAACCCCAATCGGTTGATCAGAACTCTTTTTTCTTCTTGGCATTAGATTTTTTTAACCGTAGCTCCTGGTTGTCGTGACGCTCTATCAAGTACTTCATTCCATCCAGGTTTAGATTTAATAAGTTTATTTCTCCACTCTCCGACTTCACCTACACCAGGACATGTACTTGGATCTGAAAAATCTCTACTCCAATCTGGGTTATCTTCTTTCCATTGATCCCAGTCATGAACACTCATCACAACTTCTTTTGTTTCACCAGTCTTCGTATTTCTAACAGGATATGTTGCCATAATAATAACGTAATGTAAAGATATTTATACCCACTCTAGGGCTTCTGAGACTGAAGGAAACTGTTCGGTAAACACATTCCTACATGCTTCTGCAATTTCCATATGTTCTTTCTGAGTACCATGTGCAGAACGTAGATTAATATAATGAATCCATGAACGACATGAACCAGTCATATAGATTCTGGTAGGAGTACATAGTGGTAGTACCATTCTAGCACACTCTTTAGCAACACCTTGCTTCAACATAGATTCATACAATGCCTTAGAAGAACTAAACAAAGTAATCATTTGTTTATTAAACTTCTCTACCATTTCTGGATCTAAATCATCTGTAGAATTTTGACGATTCTTTTCATCCTGCCTACGCAATTCTGGTAGATCAATATCACCTAATGCAGTACTGGCAGCATACCTTTGAGAAAACTCTTGGAAAGTAAAACTTCTATGTCTTAGTATTTGTGCAGCAATAGCACGAGTAGTCTCTATTTCAAGTGTCATAGAGGACTGTTCAAATACACTCCAATGATTATGTTTAATACAATACTTTAATAGTCCTGCATATTTTTCATTATCCTGATTAGATGGGTTAGATACTCTCGCAACATATGCCATGAGTTGCTCCGCATCAGGAGTAACAGTAACAAGTTTTACATTCATTTTCCAAATCCTTTAGATACTTTTGATTGTGCAAGTTCTTCTTTAACTACTTTAAGTTGAGACTTAATAGTCCTAAGTTGCTCATCAGTATAAAGATGTTCTTGCTTGAGTAATCTTTCAAGCATTTTAACAAGTCGTTGTGCTCTAGTCTGCATAACCGTCATCATCGTCATAAAGTTCATCGTAGTTAGTCAGTGGGCTATCAAATGCCTTTGAATGTTTATAAGCATCCACATCAGAATACACCTCTGCCTTAAGAGAATCAACTAATAATTCCATATTACGAATAATTAATTTTAATTTGTCTCTATCCATGAGAAATTTTAATTTTATATAGTATAGCATAAAAAAAGGGAGGTGTACATACCTCCCTTTTATTTTAACTGCAAGGAATTGCCTTGCTTCTCACTTTGATTCCTCGATACATTAGATCGAAGTTTCTACGCTGATCTGCTTCAGCGAGTACCTTTTTGTTGTACTCTTCAGAGTCATATTCGACTCCACGATAAGTGACTTTTGCCATTGGCTTTCTCCAAAGTAATAGGGATTTTTAGCCCCGTTCCTTCAGTCGGCTTTTGCGTCCTCAAAGCATCCCTTCTCAGTGCTCAGTTGTATAACTTCAACTAACTCATCTCTATTAGGAGTTGAGGGTTTGATGTTGTCGATAACATTCTGGGCACTCTCACATGTTAATAATGTTGCGAGAAGTAATTCCATGAGAATGAACGTATCCGTTCCGAGTCGGCTTACTTGCGTCCCCTATGGGGATGAACGATTGTGTTAATACTAACACAGGTATACTATATAGTCAAGTAATTCTGTAACATCTGTTACAAAAACCCTACAGGGGAAAAAAATGGCGGAGTTTTTTTTGCGATATATTTGAAACTACTTTCGCTTTTTCTTTTTGGTTGGTGTTGAGTAACCCCATAGGTTAGGTTTTATTGTACCTCTACCATAATCAATAGAATGTATGCCACCTTTAAACTTGTCCCAATACATATCGAATAGAGACACCCTTGTACCTCTAGTTAAATCAAAACGAACCTTATCTTTGTAAGAATACTTAATGATATATGAATCACTAGGTGCTTTTGTTGTGGAAACATCCTCAAGAGATCCATCCTCTATAAGGATTTCACATCCATACTTTTCTCCACTACTTTCCTTCTCTGCAGATGTCCAGATAGGTTCTTTCTTTTCTGGTTTCTTCAACTCTGGTGTAGCAGTCATGGATTATCTCTCCAGTAAATGTCAGGATATGCTTCTTCTACAATCTCTCTAGTAATCTTATACTTATCAGTAAGTTTCTTATCTTTTACAAGAACAAGTATCTCTGCTTCTAATGGATGAAGTCCTTGAAGAATATTAATATACATAGACTCTC